TTGATTGATAGCATGTTAATGAAATCTTGAAGGATCTTGCCTGAATACGGATCATATACGATTTCATTAAGGTTAAACGTAAATCTAGTATCATTTACGGAACCGAAATAGTACGTCAATGCTTTATAAGTAACCGTATATCTACCATTTGCAGTGCTTGTAAACTTTACAAAGTAATTGGAGTTAGTATATTTTGCAATTGACCAGCGCTGTTGGTTGACTAATAGTGAGTTGTCAAATACTAGGGTAAAGTTTTGGTTTAGTTCCATACGGATCACAGCTTCTTGAATTAGTTCGCTTGGAATGCTATTATCAAATACTGGAATAACCACACCTAATATTGCGCCATCTGGAACATAACCGTTGACCTTAACCGGGCCAGTACCATTTGCAAAGCTACCTTCTCCGTTGTTAGAACCATCACCAACAACATTAAGAACAGTAGTCCACATGAATGATGAGTCGCCCGGGCCCGGGATACCAGTTTGCAATCTGTTATCAGCATCAAAATACTGACCAGTAGGTGCTAAGAACTTTAGGAGTGCGCCGGTCGTAATGTACTTAATATTAGTAGTTGCAAACACACCAATCGAAGTCGGAATCTCTAGGGCGCCGGTCACTGTATAGAAATATCCGGACTCTGTACTAGTATCTACTGTACTAGTGTTCCAATACACTATCTGATTAGCGGGAGTAACTGGACTATCAACAGAAGTCACGGTATATCTTGGATAGTTCTGAACATAGTATTGATTTGCCTTATTCAATCCAAGTACTGAGGCAAGATTGTTTGTAAAGAACGAAATAATATCACTAGTAGTATTGATAGTTAATGCCAAATCGCCTTCGGACTGACTTTGATAAATTGCTCCATCAGAACCGAATGAGTTTGTACTTGAATACTTACCAGTAGGGTCAAGTAAATCCAAATTCTTTGATGCGCCAACCGAAGACCGATTAAGTGCCTTTGACTTAATGATTGAGCTATAGAGAGTATACGGGAAATTGTTATAGTCTTCACCGTTAACCATTCTGTTCTGAGTATAATAACGAGTAGGCGCACGTTGTTTGATATCAGCTAATGTTTCACGAGCTTGAGCATTGTTAACGGTTAGCGGAAGAGTGAGACCAACAGTAAGAGTCTGCGGTTTGCCAAGCCGATCGACATAAGTGAACGCTACCGAAATGTTACTCATTTCATTAGGAGATATTGTGTATGTCAGTGCATTACCGGATCGTACATAAGCTCGGTAGTTACCTACTGGAATTTCAGAGAATACCCCATCGCCGAATATATAGGAAACAGAGTCGTTAAATCCAGAATCCACTGAGAAAATTTTTCTCGCAGTTCCTTCAGTCTGTAGATATGCATCGGCGTAAATATTAGCAACTTTCTTCCATTCGATTCTGGTGCCATCGGTATTAAATTGATATAGCCAAGTATCAGTATTGTTCACTCCTTGAATATTACTGATGGCAATGTTTTGGTTTGAAATCCGCTGTTGCAAAGTAAAGTCATAGTTCTGTAATGTACCTTGCTTGAAGTAGAAAAAGAATCCGGTTTCAGGAGAACCAAATCCTAGCTTATCATTACGATATAGCATGTTAAATCTTCCACTAGGAGCAGGGGAGATTTCATATACATAGTCTTCATCCAATGAAGTGACGCTGCATAATTCAAAGTTCATACTAACACCACTTATAGAAGAAGTGAACGGAATAATCGGAAGTGCATTTGGTGCAATTTGAAGCGCATATTCACTAGTAGTGACACCTAACAGATCATTAACATTTCCAGGCTTACCAATCTTTTGTGTATTTACCATTGCCGCGTTCCAAATGGTATTCATTTGTTCTAACCAATTTGGATTGGCTGGATCATTCCATAATACATTAGTATTACTTAGATTTACACCATTAATATCAGTAATATTCTGTGTAGTTGCTATGCTGGTTACTTTAAGATAACCCTGACCTGCAAGACTTCTTTTTGGAGTATAGCTAACAAGATTAGCAAGTTTAATAACAGAGTCGCGGCGTTCAGCAGTATCCATGAAGTTTTCACGAGCATTCAAATCATCACGGAATGCAAGACCTTGACCCATAAACGCAATAACATCTAGGAGAGCAACATATTCAGATGACTCAGTATAATCGTTGAAATTTTCAGGGTAGTATACGCGCAAATAATCAACAAACGCTTTGCGTAACGTGTCGTAATCATAACTTCTAAAATCAGCCTGGTTGAACGTTTGGTAGATAGTCTTCCAATCGTTAAGACCGAATAGTGCAGATTGTCTTGAACTGGTTGCCATAAATATACTCTTTTGCTATGAATATATTTATCACAATCAAAAAAGTGTGTTTTTTGCTTATGAACCAGTAATACTAGCTTGGGTAGTTTGTTGATTCAAAAATATACCCACAGTCGACGGGTTATTGAAAGGATTTACTGACATTTGTAGTTCTATGAGAATGCCTAAATCTTGCGGGAATGCTTTAATAATATTGATGTCAAGTCTTGGATCTAAACTTGCAACTCTACGAATTTCATTTTCTAACGCTAACTGTACATCAAGTGTGTTAGGGTCAAATACGAAGTTCCATATAGTAGTACCGTAACCGGGCTGGCCCACTTTTGAACCCAGCGGGATATTCAACGCATTAATAAAGTCTTCTAGTACTAGCTGGGCATCAGTAAGGACAAACTTTTTGCCCGAATATGTAGGTTGACCTACGCCACCATACCCATTAGGCAGACCCTGTGCTGCATACTCGCCCAAGGCCATTGAATTGGTTAGCTGTGCGTTATTACCTCTCGGTTGGCATGCGTCTTTACTACTGAATCCTATGTACTGAGGCATTGTTTAATCCTTTAATTATCCACCTGTTATATTATTTATTATAGCATTTGCGTCTGCGCGGGCTGCATCACCGGCCCCCGGTGAAATTTTGTTTAGTTTTTGTAGGTCGAGGTCTATGTCCACTCTAGAATATTCTAGGTCGACCGGTTGCCATTCATCGAATGCATCAGAATATTTTTTATATGCAGCCATAATAGCCGGATCACCTTTCGGAAGATTTTTCTCAGCTTGTCTGTACTCTTTTAACGCTGCATCTCTTTTTGCCTTAAGGTCTTTGCGCTTCACATTAATCTCAGCCTTCTTCTTCTTAAGTTCAGCAATCTTATCATCAAGTGCGCTCTTAGTTTCTTGTGGAATTTCACCCACAAGGTTCGGAGCAGGGATACCGGGATCACCTAAGACTGCGCCAATTTGTGCGGTGACTGCACCACGATCAGTAGTATTGAATCCAATTGCCGGAAGGCCAATAGCTCCCGGAGTACCTCCTGCAAGAGATGATATAGCCGATTGCAATTCTGCGATAGCGCCGACTGGTAGGCCTGCGGACGCAAGTGCAGTCAATCCGTTTAACTTACCTTGGATGTCGCCGGCTGCGCCTCCTAATGCGCTCGTCGCACCCGCTAGATCAGGTAAACCATTCTTCAATGAATCAGTGATGCCTCCTAATTTGTTTAGTGCTCCGGTTGCAGAATTCAATGCGCCGGTGACTGCGCCTGCCGCCTTTCCTATACCGGCAATTGCGCCGGGTACCTTGATACCGGTTGAGTTCAGCGCGCCGGCTACACTAGATAGCGCATTGGTTGCGCTAGATATACTAGATAGACCATTCATCACTGATGTAGTTGCATTACTGATGGCAGTTTTCAATTCACCAGTTCCCGGAATTGCGTTAATTGCGCCGGTTGCATTGTTTGTGACAGAAGCAACTGTGTTGATTCCTCCAGGAAGATTTGATAATCCACTAGCCATAGCAGATGATGTGGCTGCTTGTGCGCCCTTCTGTACAACCGATGCTGCATTTGAAAGTGCCGGAATGCCGCCGGCAGTAATTGTGGCGCCAGCGCCTGCCATCGCACTTACATTGTTTATTGCATTTTCAACTCCGCCGATGGTGGTATTTAGGACAGAACCGGTTGGTGATTTTTTAACAGTATCCACAACTGCGGTTACATTATTAAGTGTGGTTGTTGCTGCTGTTGCAAGGCCGGAAACTTTAGACAGTGCCGATGACGCATTAGTAATGTCTCCGGAAATACTAGAGATGCTATTATTAATTG